CTTTTCTATTTAATCCACCTGATTCAGATTTACCTTCTTTTCTTTGCCATGCAGGGGTTCCACCTTTTGCAAATTTACGTCTTTCAATACCATGTCCTCTTAAAGATATGTCACCCATTAAATCATTCCTTTGTAATATTTTGAATAAGATGGATTATTTAAAGTTACACCATCATAAACAGAGTTTATTGCTGGTCCAATATATCCACCATCTGCAGCTTTTTTTCTTTTTGCAAATGTTGCAACATTTTTAGGTTTTGGTCCAGTATTACCTGCGGCTCTTTTTCTTTGAACTGCTGATCTTCTTTGACCTTCTGACATTGATCTAGCTTTTGCAAGTGGTACACATTTTGGATATCCTTTTCTTTTTTCTCCCTTTGATCTTCCACAAGGAGCATAAGATCCATCTTTTCTTTTAGATCCAATATCTACCCATTTCTCTGCAACCCACTGACGTAAACCCATATTAATATTTTTTAGTAATTTTTCTTCTATTTTCCATAACAGCTCCACAACCTTTTGCAATACCACCTTGTTTATAATTGGATACCATTTTTCTCTGTTGTGAAATACTTCCACCGTTGGCTTTTCCTTTTCTACCACCAGGTGTTACTTTGCCGGAACAAACAGCACTAGCATACATGTTCGCGTACGCGCTCGGGTACACTTTAAATTTTCTTTTTGCTGCTGCTTTTCCTCTTGGGCAAAGTTTAGCCATTATTTTTTCTTCTTCTTTGACATTCCAGCTTCTGAAAGAGCAATTGCTATTGCTTGTTTTCTAGATTTTACAACTGGTCCTTTTTTACCAGAATGTAATTTTCCTTTTCCAAACTCTCTCATAACTTTAGAAACTTTAGCTTGCCCACCTTTAGCTTTACCTAATCTACGAGCAAATTTTTTATTTGAATATCCTTCTTCATCGTCTGATTTTTTTAATCTTTCAACTTTATATTGATTTCTTCCAACTCTAGTTTCTTTAGTAAAATATTCATCCATTTCATCTGAAGGTTCTGGAGTTTCTTTAATAGGTGCAGGTGTAACAAATTTAACATTTTTTTTAGCAGTTTCACTTACTTTTTTTATTCCTTCTTTGGCTGCTTTAATCATTTTACCAGTTTTAGTTTCTCTTGCTTCTTCTGCTGAAGATTCTGCTCCTTCATGTTCTGGTGACATGTCTTCCACAGGTCCACCTCCAGAATAACCTGTTCTTGATAATGCTCTTCCAAAACCTCTTTTTGCTATTCCAACCCCTCTAGCCATTATCTTTTACCCTTCATCATTTTGCCTTTTTTCTTTTCAGACATTTTAACAGTTAGCATATCAGCTTTTTTAATCATTCCACCTTTTTTCTTAATAACACCTCTACCTTTTAAAACATCTTTAAAAGTTACTTTTCCATCTCCAGTTAAATCAGGAAATGCTTTACCACCTTTTTTAAATTCTTGTCTTTGAATTTTAGCAATACCTGTTCCTCTCATTTGTTTTCCTAGTCCAGCCATTTTATTCTCCTATCCGTTTTCTTGTTCTTTATTTGCCGGTCTATTTGCCATAGTGCGCGCCACCGATTCTGCGCTTCTTCCTACAACATATCCACCAAGACCTATTTGTAATAATGTCCAAACATCACCTGGCAAAGTTATAGTTATTGAAGCTTTAAAGAAAAATAAGATAACAGGTCCTAATACATAATTCCATATTAAAATAAATATTAAAACATACATTAATAATGGTCTCCAACTAGATGCAAACCATCCAGCTTTTGCTTCTGCTTCAATAATTTTAGCAGCTGCAGTTAATTCTTGTGTATGAGATTGCATCAATTGCGTTTGCATTTGTGCTTTTAATTTTTCTTGTAAATCTTTATCTGGAACTGATTTTTCAATTGTAGAAAAAAGAATTTTTGCTAAAGGTGCTACAGCATTTAATACTGGTAACATGGCTTAATACCACTTAGCTGATCTTTTTTTCTCTGGAAGTATATTTCCTTGGCCTTGAACTACATCAGTTTGAGTTTCATTTGGTTTTGACATTTCAACATCAACTCCACCAACTAAATATCCATCTGAATTAGTAAATTTAGAATGATTTACTTGTTTAGATTGACCAATTTTTTTATTTTTGTTTTTCATATGATTAATATACCCTATTTTTTGTATCTTTCACTATCTTTTTTTAGTTGAGCAGCCAAAATAGTCTTTTCTAATGATGTATTTGCTCTTAATTTAGCTAAATCTTCATTTTGTTTAAGCTTTTGAACGTCTGTTGACTGATTCATCATAGTTTTCATCTTATCAAGATTGATTCTTTCTTGATTATCACGTTCTTTAGATGCATTTTCTTGTGCTCTAAGGTCTAATTCTCTAGATCTTAACATTGCAATTGGATCATTATCAATAAGTGATGTAATTTTGTTTTCTTCAGACATAAATTCTTCCATTGCTTCAGAAATAATTTGAGCTTTTCTAGATTCAATTTTCTGTTGCATGTTTTGTACCATTGCTTGTGTCTGTGGATTCTGTTGAGCTTGTGGATTTTGAGTTAATTGAGCTACTTGAGCAATTTCATTTCTAAATTCAAGTTCAACTTGTTCTTGACCCATTAAAGATATGTGTTCAAAAACATTTTTTTCTAATGCAGCCATAATCACTGGAGCATTTTTTGCAAGATTAGTTGACATGAAACTTAAATGAGAAGTTATATGCGCTCTATGATCTTGTCCTGGGAAAGCTTGGAATGGTTTCCCTGCGAGAGCATCTACATGTTCCAACGCAGGGTCCTTTGGTGTGGGTTGATCTGGTTTATTTAAAATTCTATCAATATCTCTTACACCTAATGCTGAATACATATTTCTGTAAACTTCATACATGTTATGAATTCCAGGATTAGACATTGCAAGTTGCATTTCAGTTTGTGCAATAGATATTCTTTGTGTTTGTGAAAATATATTTGGATCAGCAACTGGAATGATATCTACTTTATCATCAAAGTCAGCTTGTTTAATTGTTCTTGCTCCACCCACAACATCGTATGGATATTCTGGTGGTAAATATAATTTAAATACATTTGCTAATAACTTAAATTCCTCCTTCATTGAGGCATAAATTCTTTTGTGAATAGCAGACATTGTTCTGCTCCCTCTTTCCAGCAAAGCCACGGTCGTGCCCACTGCTGCTTGCTGATTCCCATCCCCTACTTGCATGTCCGCTATCGAAGCAAAGCGCTGACCTGCTTGAACCACGACCCCCATTAATGCTAATAAAGTTTGTGACGGTTCCTTGTATGGTAAAGTCATAAATGCATCTCTTAAATTTCCTCCAGGTGCATCTACGTCTCTCCATTCACCAGGTTGAATAGATTGAGCATCGTCTCTAATTCTAATTCCTCGTTGTTTGAATCCTGCAGGTAAATTAGATAATGTTCCTGCATCTAATAATTGTCTTAATGCTTGAGTTGCAGTTCTTGATAAACCACCAATCATTTGAATTAAACCATTACCATAGAAACCAAATCCCGGTAAAAATTTAAAGTGTACAAAATATTGTATCTTTTGTTTTTTAGGATCAGTCTCAGAATAATTACGTCTAATAGATAAAACTTCTCTAGAACTTTCTTCAATAGTTACAATATATGGTAATTTAATTCCTGTGGGCTCACCATTTGAATCTTTATCTTCAAAACCTTCTAAATCTAAATTAATGTGACATTCTAAAAGTGTAAAAACATCTTCGGTTTGACCACTCATGGTTACACCTTCTAATTGTCTCTCTTTAGATCTAACATTATCGTCTTGAGTTAATTCATCAGATGCAATTAATTCTATGTCTCTATAAAAACCGGCTACTTGTTGTTTTTTTAATTCGTTTCCTGAAATTCTAATAACATGAATAATTGCTTCTGCGTCTTCAAAAGAAGATGCAGTGTATGGAACAATAATATCTTGAGCTTGAATAAATTTAGAAACAGCTCTGCCTAATAATTCATCATAATAAATTTTTTTAAATGTAGAACCGGATAATGGTAGATAAAATAACATCTGGTCAAACTCTGGTTCATATTCTTTCATAATATCCATAACTTGATAATTCATAAACTCAGCAACTCTATCTGCTTGATCTTGAATTTCTGGAGTATCTACTCCAACAACTTGAGTTCTAACTGGTCCTTCTGCTGGTAATAATTCTTTATAAGCTTGTGCTTGAAATTGTGTAACCGCTTCTGCTAACACAGGATGTGTTGCGCTAGATGCACCTTGAAATGGTTCTGTTCTTGATTCGTATTTAAATCCTAATAAATCTAATCCTTGAGTATAAGCTTTTTCCCAATCAGCTCTTGAATCTTTATAAGATTGTGTGTCTTGATAGAGTTCTGAACCAAGCATATTAAGAACTTGTTCATCAACTACTTCGGCAAGGTTTGCATTAAATTCTGTTTCTCCAGATAGATCTTTTTTAGGATCAAAATTAATATCTACACTACCATCTTCATTTTCAGTTACTTCTGTTGGAGATGTTGGCATCTCTTCAGTTTCACTTATAACAAGTTCTGTCTCCTGTTCAGGAGTTAAAGGTTTACTTATTGTTGGAATAGGTTTTTCTATTTCTGCCATTTGTTATTTTCTCCGATTTTATTGTTCTAACAGTATTATAACTAATATTCAAGCCTTGTGGGTTTGGTCCTCTTTTAGGAGGTACTGTTAATGTTAGTCTTTTATTTAATTTCATCAAATAACCCTTCATCTTTCATTATGTCATAGTCAATCTCTGGATCAGGGTATCTGTTTACAATATCTTCATAAGGATTTTCTTCTATAAATTTTCTTGCTCCAGCTCTTTGTTCAACTCTTTTTGGATGTATTCTTTTTCCGGTTGCAATTTTCTCAACTCTTTCAAGATCACTTATTGCATCTTTAACTGACATGTTTTCATATTCTAATTCAAAATCCCCAGGTTCATATGCAGGACGTGGTCTAGTTTCTATTACACTAAATTCTCCAGGTTCAACTATTTGTTTTCCTGTTTCTAAATCTATGTCTGATTTAGGAGGTCTGTAGTGTAAATCAAATGGAGAATCAAATGAACCACCATAAACATCTGCTTCAATGTGAATTGCACCATTTGGATATTGGGTCATTTTAATTATGTCTGGTTTTTCTTTACCCAGAACAGGGACTTCTATTTTTTTAATCGTTCTTATATCTTCAACTCTTGTTGCTTTAGGAGATATATCAATTCCTTCTTTCTCGATTCTAGCCACTAGTGACGGGAACCATTCAGGCATTCCAGATACTTTTGGTAAAACTTTAGCTGCGACTTTTGTAGCTTGAACAGTTTTTTTACCTTTCATTAATTTACCTACAAATGGAGCCGCAGCAGCTCCTGCTAAAAATCCTAAGAATCCTCTTCTAGATATTTTGGGACCTTTTCCACCTTCACTTAAATGAATTCTTCCTCCGCGCGCGTATCTATTATAATCTTTAATATAATCTATATAACCACCTTCTGCTGCTGAAACTTTATATTCACTTGGTAATTCTTCTGGAACCGTTTCTGTTTTAACAGGCTCTTCATATAATACTCCTTTTTGTTTTAATAATTTTTCACTTTGATCTTCACCAACAATTGGAGTTACAGATTCTTTAAATAATTCACTTTGTGATTTTTTTATTGCTTCTTCTGATTTATTAAAAATAGGTAAAGTTCTTTCATAATTTTTATTAACAAAATATTTTCCAGCTTTTAAATATTCATCTGTTATTTGATTAAATTCTTTTGGACTATAAACATTTTTAGTTAAATATTCTTCTGAAGGTTTAAGTTTATTTTCCAGTCTTTTAATTTGTAAATCAATGTCCGCAGCACCTCCTGGATTATTTGCATATCGAGGTCTTAATTCATCTAATACATTAAGTTTTTTTACAATTTCGTCTTGCTCCCTCATATTTTTTTCAAGTTCTACATATTTTTTAACTAAATCAGGATTAGCACCTGCTTCTTTTGCAATTTTTAAAACATCTTCACTTCTAGACCCTACATCGAATCCTAACAAAGAAGGGATTTGACCAAATATAGATTGTCTTAAAGCTTGTTTATAATCTCCTTCTGCAAGAGAAGGTAATGCAAATGCTGTTTCT